GTGATGGCTGATCTCATGAAAGATTTTCCAGATAGAGGAGACGAGAATGGACCCGACTGAGAGTGCCGCTCAGGCGTTAGAGAATTTTGCAAATGGTCCGGGCGCGCAGGCAGCGAATGAGATTGCAGATGTTTTTGAACAAGCCAGTCTTCGCATTGCGGAGAGCTTGGAACGGGCTGCGCGGTCAGGGGAATTATCATTTAATTCTTTGGCGGAATCGATTGCCACAGACTTCGCGCGCTTCGCCGTGGATCAACTCATCACTGCGCCTTTGGAGGGATTAATTGGCTCGCTCACAAGTTCGCTTGTGGGGTCAATAACGGGCGGGTCTTCTCCCGTGACCGTCAATCTCAATATGGCGTCAGGGCAGGGCGCATCAGGGGCGCAAGCCTCACCCTCACAGATCGCCTCACGCGTCGCGCAAGCCGTGACGAAAGCGCAAACACGCACAGGATAAAAGGACAAAATCATGACTGATTTTCATGATATACGCTTCCCACTTCATCTCGCATTTGGGGCAAGTGGCGGACCTATTCGGCAAACGTCGATCCTGCCACTGGCCAGTGGTGGGGAAGCGCGAAATAGTCGTCATCGTCATTCAAGACGTCGATATAATGCTGTCGCAGGGTTGAAATCTGAAAAACAAGCTATTGAAATATTATCATTTTTTGAAGCACGTTTTGGTGCTTTATATGGTTTTCGGTTTCGAGACCCCTTAGATTATCAAAGCGCAAAAGACATCACACCTACCGATCAACACTTAGGATATGGCGATGGCGAACGGTCAAACTTCCAATTACGAAAAGCCTATGGCGACGAGCCGTATATTTATTGGCGACCCATCACAAAACCTGTCTCGGGCAGTGTGCGTGTCGCAATAAATGGCATCGAAATATCGGCTTTTTCAGTCGATCATTTAACGGGTTTGGTGCAATTAAATACGCCGCCAACTTCAGGTGATATCATCACTGCAGGATTTGAATTCGATGTTCCCGTTCGCTTTGCGAGTGATGCTCTAGATATTGTCTTGGATGATTTTGGCGCGACGCAAATTCAAGACATTCCCTTGATCGAGATTCGAGATGTCTGAGGTCACAACTTTTTGTTCGCTCTGGCGATTGAAACTCCGTGATGGGCGAGAGATCGGCCTGACAGATCATGATGACATGATTGAGTTTGAAGGTCTGACATACGCACCTCAACAGGGCACGCAGAGTTCCATCATTGAAACACAATCTGGTCTTGCCGCGGATAGCGCGACGATTGAAACGGTCCTCAACCTCGATGATCTCTCACCACAAGCCATTCGTGAAGGCGCGTTAGATGATGCGCGTATCACCCAATTTCGTCGGGATTGGAAAACGGGCGAGACGGCACTTTTATCGGAAGGTCGAATAGGCGATGTGTCACAAAGTGGCGATCGTTTTGTCGCCGAATGGTTGGGCCTCGCCAGCCTCTTGGATCGTTCCACAGGCCGTGTTTTTTCACGCCAATGCGATGCGAGTTTTGGTGACAAACGATGCGGGTTAAATCGATATGATTTTCCAGAGGGCACTGACTGTCCACGCACATTTTTAGCCTGCCGAGATCAGTTTCAAAACACGCTCAACTTTCGGGGCTTTCCATATCTCTTGGGAGATGATGCCTTACAGTCCGATATTCGCGATGCAGATCGTCGAAACGGGCAATCGCGTTATTCATTATGAGCGATCCAAAATTGCGGGCCGAGGTCCTTCGCATTGCGATGGATTGGCGCGACACGCCCTATCGCCATCAAGCGAGCGTCAAAGGCGTCGGAACAGATTGCTTGGGTTTAATACGCGGCATTTGGCGCGAGCTTTATGGTGAGGAGCCTGAGCTGCCGCCCGCCTATACACCTAATTGGGCCGAGCAATCGGGTGAGGAAACGCTACTTCACGCCGCGCAAAGATGGCTACGGCCCGTCAATGCGCCGCAAATTGGCGATGTACTCGTCTTTCGCATGTCAACCCATGCGCCTTGCAAACATATTGGCGTGCTCAGCGGGCCAGAGAGCTTGCTTCATGCCTATTGGGGCAAAGCGGTGGTGGAGTCCCACTTCGTTCCCTTTTGGAAAGCCCGCCATGTGGCGAGTTTTGCCTTCCCACCCCTTATAGAGGACTAGATTATGGCTAATATTGCTGCGGCTGCCACACAATTTGCGGGACAGGCCTTTGTAAACACGGCAAGCCAGATCGCCCTGACGACGGCGACCAACTATATTGCGCGTTCTTTCGATACGCGGAACTTCCATGGCCCGCGATTAGAGAGCTTTCACCTCCAGACAAGCCGTGATGGCGCGCCAATGGCTCGTATTTTCGGACGTGTGCGTCTGGCGGGGCAAGTGATTTGGGCGAGCCATGTGCGCGAAATCTCCACTGAGACGCCTATTGGTGGCAAAGGCGGTGGTCCGACACAGACGGATTATCGTTATACGATCAGTTTTGCGATTGGTCTCTGTGAAGGCGAAATTCTGGGTGTGGATCGTATTTGGGCCAATGGTGCGCCGCTCGCGCGGCAAGGATTGGATATTCGGGTCTATCGCGGCACGGAAGATCAAGCGCCAGACCCGATTATTGCGGCGACAGAGGCGGGCGAGGTGCCCGCTTTTCGGGGGACAGCCTATATTGTCTTCGAGGATTTCCCCTTGGATGACTTTGGCACGCGCTTGCCGCAGATTAATGTCGAACTTGTGCGGGCAGGGGCACAGGCGGGACGGTTGGAAAACCTTGTGCGGTCCGTCAACCTCCTGCCTGGGTCAGGCGAATTTGCTTATGCCACGACTATTATAGAGGAAAGCCAACGCCCTGGCCAAACGCGTCCTGTAAATATGAATAATCTCTCGGGGCAGGCCGATATTGAACTCGCCCTTGATCAGTTACAGACGCAACTCCCCAATGTGCAAAATGTGTCCATCATCAATGCGTGGTTTGGGACATCTATTGATTGCGCCGACTGTGAAATCAGGCCGGGAGTCGAACAAGAATTTCGAAATATCCGTAACAGCAAATGGCAGGTCGGTCGTGATGATCGCGGCTCTGCTTGGCTGATCAGTACGGATGGCGAATCCGTTTCCAATGGTGGGCGTCCAAACTTTGGCGGCACACCGTCTGATGAGAGTATAATTGAGGCCATAAGAGCCATTCGCCGTCGAGGTTTGACGGTCACGCTTTATCCTTTTTTAATGATGGATGTTGATGGGTTTCCATGGCGGGGACGGATTACATCTTCGCAGGATAAAATGGCGGGCGCACGGCAAGATGTGGATGCGTTTTTTGGGGCGGCACAGCCGTCTGATTTTAGTCTTGGGGCAGGTGAAGATCATCATCGCGGAGCTGATAATCGCTATCGAAATTTCATTCTCTCGCAGGCCAATTTGGCGCGGCGTGCGGGTGGCGTGGACCGCTTTGTCATCGGGTCGGAAATGGTTGCCCTGACGACATTACGAGATGAGGCGGATCGCTTTCCAGCGGTAGAAGCATTCGCCAAATTAGCAGAGGATGTGCGAACGCTTCTAGGCCCAAATACAGGCCTCACCTATGCCGCGGATTGGTCAGAATATTTTGGATTTCATCCGCAAGACGGGACTGGAAATATCTATTTTCATCTGGATGAATTATGGGGTCATCCCGCGATTTCTGCTGTGGGGATTGATGCCTATTTTCCGCTCTCGGATTGGCGGGAAGGTGAGCATTTGGACCGCGCAGAATTTGATGAAATTTATGACCCGAATTATCTGTCGTCTAATGTCGAAGGTGGGGAGGGTTATGATTGGTATTATGCTTCGCCATCTGACCGTGACGCGCAAATCCGATCCCCGATTTCGGCGTGGGTTTATCGTTATAAAGACATTCGAAATTGGTGGAAAAACGAACATCGCAATCAGGTCAATCATGTCAGAGGCGCGCCGACAGATTGGGTGTCAGAAAGCAAGCCAATCTGGCTAACGGAAATCGGATGTCCCGCTGTGAGCTTTGGCGCGAACCAGCCCAATTTATTCTCGGATGGGCGTTCTGTTGAGTCAAATATTCCATATTATTCAGATGGTTCAAGAGATGATCTCATGCAACGACGTTATCTTGAGGCGCTTATGAGCTATTGGGATGATCCAGAGAATAATCCTATTTCAGACGTGACACAGGAACCTATGATCGACACATCAGCTATGGCCGTTTGGGCATGGGATGCGCGGCCTTTTCCTGATTTTCCAGCCCGCACAGATGTCTGGTCAGATGGTGAAAACTGGCAGACTGGGCATTGGATAAATGGTCGTACGGGACTCGTCCTTCTGGGTGATGTTATTCGTGACATTTGCGAGGAAGCAGAGCTGTTTGATATAGATGTAACACGTGTTTCGGGATTGGTGTCAGGGTTTACAATTGACCGTCCCATGCGCGCCCGCGATGCCCTTTCGGCTCTGCTGCAAGCTTATGATATTTCAATCACAGAAGAGGGTGGCATTGTGTATTTTTCGACGCCGTCGGAAACAGAAATATTAGCGTTACAATTAAATGATTTCATTGAAAATGAAGGAGGTTTGATCTCGTTCTCTACAGAAGACAATACGGCCTCTCTGAAAGATGTTCGTCTGACATTTATTGATGCGACGAATGATTACCAAACGGCGAGTGTTTCTGCGCGAAATGAGTTGGCGGAGACGGTTCGTATTGCTGATCTGCAAGCGCCAATCGTCTTCGATACGGCACAAGCCCGTCGTATTGTGGAGCGCGTCTTAAGTCAGAGCGAGGCCACGCGGCAGAGGGCGAAATTCTCTTTATCGCTTGGCGCCACTGAGAGTCTATCTGTTGGACAGCGCGTTAGATTACCTGATGTTGAGGGTCTCTGGCAGGTGATGAATTTACAGCGTGGCGAGAAGGTCGATGTCGAAGTTGTGCGATTGTTAGATAGCCGTGCAAGCGCCATCATTTCAGGCCCGATTATCGAACCCACTCATGATCCCATTTGGGTGTCGGAACCTGTCGCCATTGCGATGGATTTCCCACACCTCGAAGGCGTACAGATTGGAGCTTTGATGGAACCTTTTCGGCCTGCGACTGTATCTTTCGGAGACGAGTCCGTCGTCACGGATTCACCCCTTCGGGTCGGGGCTTTGTCTTCGGAACTAATCCGCAGCCCGATTGGCGTTTGGGATCATGTGACAGAGTTTGAGATATGGATGCCAGGGGCACAGCTCGTGGCGCGACCTACATCGGATATTCTGTCAGGGGACAATCGATTTGCCGTTGAAACAGGCGCAGGATGGGAAATCATCGCGGCGGCAGATATTGTTCTGACGGGAGCTGAAACCTATCGCTTGAAAACGCTCTTGCGGGGTTTGTCGGGTTCTGATGATGCACAATTGGATAGAGTACCAGCGGGCGCAAGGATCATCTCGTTAGATACTGGCGTGGAAAGCCTGCCGCTCTCAAATGATTATGTCGGACAAAGGGTTGAAATTACCATAGACGCGGGTGGGCGAGCAGGTGTCCCTATCGACCACAGCTATAGCGCGGCGCATTTGAGACCACTTTCGCCCGTGCATTTACGCATATACGTTGTGGATGGGCTGACGCGCCTCTCATGGATTCCTAGACAAAGAGACGGGGGTGAAAAAGTCGATGAAACGGCGATCTTCCGTGTGACGTGGCGCAGTGAAGAGGTGCTCGTCTCTGGAACGTCACTGGACCTCCCCCTTTCAATCGGTGAGGGCATGCTTGTCTCGGTTGTGCAAGAGTCGGATTTAACGGGGCCAAGCCCTAAGGCGGAAATCCTCGTTTAACCCGTTGAAACCTGTCTGTTTTGGCCTATCTCTACATCACTATGGCGAAAAACCCTTATACATTGCTTGGTGTATCCAAGAGCGCGACAGAAAAAGAGATCAAGTCGGCTTATCGTAAGCTTGCGAAAACGCTCCATCCTGATGTGAATAAGGATAATCCAAAGGCCGAAGAGCGGTTCAAGGAAGTCACGGCCGCTTATAATCTTCTATCCAACCCTGATCTGCGTCGTCAATATGATACGGGGCAGGTTGATGCCTCGGGCCAGCAGCAAAACCCATTTGCGGGCGGCTTTCGTCACGCCAATGCGCGTGGGGGCATGGATACGGGTTTTGGTGGATTTGGTGGCATGAGTGGTCAGGACGATATGTCTGACCTGTTTTCCTCGCTATTTGGCATGAATATGGGTGGGCAGAGGCAGTCACAAGGCGGATTTCAACGCCGCCATGCACCACCGCAGCAGGGAGAAGATGTTCGCTATACCCTTAAAATGACCTTGATTGATGCCCTAACGGGTGGCGTGAAGGATTTAGGGAAGGGGCTTTCTGTTCGCTTTCCTAAAGGGATAAAGGACGGTCAGACCTTGCGTTTGCGCGGGAAAGGTAAGCCTGGTGTGAATGGTGGTCCAGCGGGTGATGCACGGGTGAAAATCACGGTTATACCGCATCGAAACTTGCGTCGGGAAGGTAATGACCTCTTGATAGATGTGCCGATTTCGCTTTCCGAGGCCCTAAAAGGGACGAAGGTCGAACTCACTCTGCCGACGGGTAAAGTCTCGCTCAATATTCCTGCGGGAACGAATAGCGGAAAGCGGTTTCGATTGAAAGCAAAAGGGGTCCGCGCCAAGGACGGTACGGGTGATCTCTTTATTACGCCAAAGATAAAGCTGACAGAGGGTGAAATGGCAGGGGCGAGCATTCTGGCGGCACAATTGCCCGATGGGGAAAAACATGATCTCCGTGCGGGGTTGATTTAATCTGAATAGAGCATATTGCACTTATTCAGCCATTGTTCAGAAGCGTTTCTGTAGAAAATGAAAATGTTGACGAAACGTCATATCCTTCTTGCGATTCTCGCGACTGGCCTCATGGCTGGTTCGGTCTCGACTGCGGCTGCGCAAGGCAAAAAATCTAACTCGCATTATCATGGTGCGACGTCGCACAGCTCTGCGCATTATAAGTCCAATGCTCGGTCTCGTTATAAGCGGAATGATTTTGTTGTCATTGATCGTCGAAATGATGGCTATTGGTTGGAATCACAACGCTCAATCACACCAGCTGAAGCCAAATCTATTGCGCGTTCACGTGTGAAAGGCGGCGAAGTTGTTGATATTTCCCGTCGTGGTGACACTTATCGTGTTCGCGTTATTGCGAAAAACGGTAAAGTTGTTGATGTTTATAT